ATGCAGATACCGATCCCACTCCCGCCCGCCATGCCCCTGTTCGACGGGCTCGCCTATCTGGAGGCGGGTAATGCCCAGGTAAATCTCCACCTGGCTCAGCTCAGTCTCAATCAGGTGCCAGATGCGGGCCTCGTCTACGAGCTTGCCGTCGACTGGCTGCTCGAACAGCGCCACAGCGAAAACAACTACAAGACCTATCGCAGCGAGCTCACCACCTTCCTGCACTGGTGCTTCAGCGAGCTTGCCGTCAGTCCGAAGGATCTGACCCGCCGCATCATGATGCGCTATCTCGACTACTGTCAGGCGCCGCCCCAAGCCCTGATCGCCTATCGTAATGTGGCGCAGTTTGTCAGCGACAAGGAGTGGGGGGAGCGGTTGCCCAATCCTCAATGGCGTCCCTTTCTCGGTAAACGTGAACTGGGCCGCGAGTTGCCTTACCGCCTGAGCGAGCAGGCCATGAAGACCAAGCTCGCCATCCTGTCGGCCTACTTCCAGTTCCTCATCCAGGAGGAGTACATGGAGAGAAATCCGGCCCTGCTGCTGCAGCGGGTCAAGCGTCCCACATCCTGCGATGCTGGCGAGCAGGCTCAGGCATTCAGCGAGCTGCAATGGTCCTATGTGATGCAGGCCGTCGATAAATTGGCCCAAGAGCAGCCCGATCAACACGAGCGGACCCGCTTTCTGATCTGCCTGATGTATGCCTGCTATCTGCGTATTTCTGAAGTCGCGGCCCGGCCCGGCTTCACCCCGGTCATGAGCCAGTTTCGACGGGATGCCAAGACGGGGGTCTGGGGTTACTTTATTCCCCGCAGCAAAGGTGGAAAACGGCGCACCGTGGCCGTCTCCCAGGCACTGCTTGAGGCTCTGACTCGCTATCGGCGCTTCCTGGGCCTGAGCCCTCTGCCCACTCCCGACGAGCAGACGCCGCTCTTTGTGCGCCACAAGGCCGCCGCCCATGGCCGCGAGCAGGGCGAGCTCAATGCCAACCTCGGCATTCGTCAGCTGCGCGATCTGGTCGATGCACTCATAGGCGCGGCGGCCGACTTGGCCGAAAATGATGGGTTTGCCCAAGATAGCGCCGAAATGCGCGTACTGACCGCGCACTCCATTCGCCATACCGGCATCACCCATGACATCAATCTCAATGGGCGGCCTCTCTCCCATGTGCAAGCCGACGCGGGCCACGACAGCATAGATACCACCTCCAAATATTTGCATACCGCCAACAGCGAGCGCCATGAGAGCGCGGTGAGCAAGCAGCTCGACCGCCTGCAAGGCGATAAGTAGGGATGCACACAGTCGTGAGAGATAACCATTTCAAGCAATGGATACTGCAGGGCAATGAGGAAGCCCGTGAGTGCAGATGATGAGATGGGGTAGGGCGAACAGAGATGTCCGGCTGAGCGGTATCCGCTTTAGACGAGCCGTGGCAGGGAAGAGTAGCCACCTCCATCCTTTGCCCTGAAAAATAGGCTCAAGGGTTTCGATGACTGGGGAAGGGGAACGCCACAGCACCTCACAGGGTTTCCGCCAGCCCCCGGGTCGTAATACGGGGGTATTCAATCCTCACATGTTCAACTCAGCCACGGGGCAGGGGTGTTATCTCTTACAAGTTAGGTTTTTTCTCATTAATGGCTTGGTTTGCAAGCAACAGCCCCAATATCCGTATGGAGCATGTTGCTCATATCTAAGGAGAGGGCAATGCCTCATTTATCGGTCGGCGATAAAGTAAAATATCAAGATATTCATATGATTGTGCATTTCATTTCCCACGATGCAGAGCAAATAACATGCATTTATAGGACTTCGGATTTCCGTGTTCATTCGATCGTGTTGAATGCTCGTTTGCTGGAAAAGCGTTAAAAATGGACCATTTTGATGCCGATAAATCCAGTTATCGGCGTTACCAACGCAGCAAAGGGGCTTAGCCCTTCATTTCTATAGAATAGGTGATTCTAATGACTCTTTCGGCTAACGCAGAACGGCTATTAAACTCTTGGCTTTCAGGTGCTTGGCACTCTTCGCACGATCTGGATATGAATCGTTTCTACAAGTTTGTTGGGCAATATGCAGCAGATCATGGTCATGTGTTAGATGAATCCGCGCTTTTGCAAAAAATCATTGGCATTCTTGGCATTTCAGACCACCCAGATCTGATTGAGATTGCCCGCGAGCGCATTTCGTTGATGTACAACATTCTCGATTTCCTGAAGGCTACAGGCCGATAACTACAAGGCATTTGAATGAGTGATACAGCAGAGAAAATCCTGAACCTTGATGCAAGGCAGAAGGAACTTGAAACAGAACTTGAAGCTATGCGGTTAGCTGGCAAATCACCTCAAGAGCTGGCAGTGAAAACCAGAGAGTATCTGGATGCGTACCATGCTTCGAATAATGAGGCGCTTCCGCACGTTCGGCCTTATTCCGACGATAAATAGTAACCAAGGGGCCTCCGGCCCCTTACTCATGCCCCCAAGCCTGACTGCGCATAATGTGGCCGCGGTATTATGTTGAGGGTTTTCCCCCTGCGATAATCCCGAAGGGGCAGGGGGACGCGACTAGGCAGGGACGTGGGACAGCTTGCTGGCATCGTCCCAACGCCGGAGCGCCCGTAACATAATCCGCATTTATGCGCAGTGACAAAGCGCCATATAACAAAAAGGGCCGCTATGGGCCCTCTGTTTAGTAGTAGCGATCCCTTCTCCACCACTTAAATCCGAATCCTGCTGCTGCGATGGATATGCTCATAAGCCACTGCCAAGATGACTTGCCATACCATGCAGGCTCGATAAAGAGCGGTTCACCATAACGACCACCGGCCCAGTGATTGAGAATTGGAGATAGCACCAATATCATGCCACCCAGCAACAGGGGCCATGTATCGCTAAATTTCCCCAAGATGTCTTCTTTTTGCAGGAAAACAGTAACCCCGAAAAGAACTACCCATATCAGCATGCCTGGTACAGTATCTATCGCCACTTTCCAAGGCACGCCGAATACCGACACGATCCCCCAAGTAAACAAGGCCAGTATCCCGCCACTGATTACTAGTACATCTGAACCATCATTGTTACGACTCATCAAATCCCCCCTATTGAGTACCGGAACGGCTAATACTGTACAGATACACAGGATTCCCGCAAGTCCCAATATACACAATAAAGAAGGGGGCTATGAGGCCCCCAGAGGTGATGACTACTCGTCGCCTTCGCTATCTTTGAGGTCTCTGAGCTTCTCTAAATCTTTAAGGAAAAACCGCTCACTCACTCTCATCGCCTGGAGACCAGCAATCAGTTTCGCAATGACGATTATCTCATCATCCTTCAGCGTTCTGATGTTGTAGAGGCTGAACATGGCCGCTTCTGCAACCTTGTTTCTCCGGCCATCGAACATGAGCTTCCCTTTTTTCACCATGTCCTTGTCTTCGCCAAACATGAGATAGACGGGTGACTCTTGGGTTGCTTCCGCGATCTTCTCCAACTCACTCGCGTAAACGTCCCTTTTGCCAGATGCGATACGTTTGAGTGTCGTTATGTTGACCCCAGTCATCTCCTCAATGCGTTCATATGTAGAGTGGGTTGTTATGGCCGTTTTGATGCGCTCAGCCCTTTGTAGGTCGGTCATAGTCTCTTCATCATGTTGCTGGGTGGGTACACCAGTCATTCTACCCTCCTGTTTTTTCCATTCTCGCCAAAGGATCTTATTTGACACTATCTAGTGTCATTTGCCTTGATTCTAGCACAGGCTCTCACGTAACATATGTGACACCCTTTAGTGTCTATATTGGTATTGCCAAGGTTTCTCGTGATAGACCTCCTCAAGCTCGATTTACCCTTCAAAAGCGAATGGCAGTTGGTATCTCCAACGGCCGATCATCGCTCGGGGGTCTATATCGATCTGGAACAGGTCGCAAAGCAGGGGAGGTTAAAGCTCTCCGCAATGGCTGTTGAGTATGAGATTGATGGGGATTTGACCGTTTCTGGCCTGTCCCATCCCTTCGAGTCACTGCCAAGCCACTTCGGTAGCCTTGCAATGAAGATCCATCAAGGGGGCAGCAACCGCCTGCCAGGGGTTGAACTCAAAGCCTCTCCGGCAAAACTGCTTCAAGGTCACAACGTGTTCGGCCCAACGAGTATCGAGCTTTGCTCGACCGAACTGCTGGCAACACTGGCATGCGCCTGCCCTGAACTGTTTGAAATGCTGGACATCCCAAACACCACCCTTGAATGGATCGACGTAACGTTCTCCGCCCGGGTCAATACCGAAGAGCAGGGGAAACAGGTCATTTCTGCACTCAAGAACATCCGTTCCGGACAGACCAAGCAGAGCAGGATGAACCGGGATCATGAAACTACTGCCGAGTGGAACACCGGCAGCCGCCATCGTTCCTTGAAAGCCTATTTGAAGGGCCCTGAGTTCCAGCGGCAGCTGGCCGAGTACACAAAGAGCCTTCAAAAACAGCCGAAAAATGAGTCACTCCGCCGCTGTGTTGAGGTCATGAAGAACCCAGCATTGCAGCTCTATGCGAGCCTTTGCGTTCGCTTTGAAGCCCGATTGAAACAACGGGCACTGACCAAACATGGCGTCCCGTTCAAATTGTTTGACGCCATCCAGTACCAAAAAGACTACGAGCAAGACGGCCGATGTTTGATTGCCGATCTATGGAAAGCCGCATTTAAAGAACTATTTAATGCCCTGGGGGAACAGCCCATGAAGGTCTACACCGATGACGAGATCCGCAACGCGCTCTACACCAGTTACCAGCGCATCACCCCGAAGGGAAACACCAGCTATGCCAAGGCCCAAAGGGTGCATGGCTTTTATCGCCGGCTGCTCAACGAAGGCTATGAGACCGTCTATCGCAGCATGAGCCGGGAGACCTTCCGCCGTCATCTCACCGACTTGATGGCCGTGGGCCTGACCAAGGCACAGTTGCAAAATCTCTCTGGCGAAGCCTCCAACGTGGTACCGCTAATCCAGGTAATCAATATCGATTTTGGCCGGCAGCACCCCGACTGGTATGTCGAGCCCATCAGCACCTTGGATCGTATGGCAACAGCGGCCCAGCCGACCGAGGTGGTCACCATCGAGCGCGACGAACTCGGCGGACCCAAGGTCACTCGAACCTTCATCGACCCAATACCCCCAGTACCAGGGGCCATACCGCCCCGATCATATCCCTCATCACCTGGGCATCGGCTCAGGGCTGTCAGTTAAGGAGTGTCATTCGTGATTGATTTGCTTACCGCTCAAGGCGTTATTGTCCGTGGCCGCATGCTCGGTTCCCGTCAGCAGCAAACCCAGGGGAAAAATGGCCCTGTCACTCGCCACGAAATAGGGATAGCCATCAGCCGATCTAATGGCTTCGGCGGCTTCCAGGAAGAGCAAATTGTGATCCGGGTTCCCAACGCCCTTGCCCAATCAGGCATCCCGCTGCAAGCCAACAGCATGACTGACAAACTTGTCGAGATCCCTGTTTGGCTTGAAGCATGGTCTGGTCAGCGTGGTGCCAACGTGACCTACCACATGAGCAATGATGCGGCTCTTCGCGAAGTCACCTCGTTTTCGCATGAGAAAAACAAGGTGTGATCGATGGCTCTCAAGTTTCTTAAAAAGAATGTTAATTGGGAGGAGGGGACAACTCCCGTTCTACAGGCTCATTCAAGTGATGGGCGGCATTATCTGACCAGCTCCATACCAGGGATCATATTTCACTACGTTGATAGTGACTTGGTATATGTCGGCAATACAGTTATTAACACTGAACAAGAATTGAAACAGGTAATGAAGACTCTTTATCGCTCGTGGGAATAACACCATAGGCAAAAATGGCTTATTGCATCGCAGTTAATGAACAGGGGTTTCTGTATCAAACAGACACCCCTGTAAAAGAATGTTCCTCTATGATAATCCAAACCGTAGAGGAATATAAACAATCCACCGTTGATATAGCACCATCAGACATCGCCATTATGTTTTCATGGGCGTTCGGTGCTGTTGTCATTATCGGGTGGTTTCCTGGCTTCGCTATTGGTGTGGCTAAAAAAGTAATCAATATTATGTGAGGTATTAGTGTCTCTGTTCAAAAAAATAATCCCCGCTATTATCGCTGTCGCTTCCACTCCCGTTTTTGCTGAGGGAGAGTCTGCTCTGGATCAAATGTTTGCTGCTGTTAACTTCAGCAGCGTTGTTACTTTTGTTGCTAGCGCGGGGGTTACTATTGTCGGTATCGCCTTGGCAGTTAAAGGTATCTCCTTGGCCAAGCGCTTGGTCAGCAAAGCCTAATGACCGCTTCCTTTGCCTATATCGTCTTCATGTCGTCAATTATTACGATAGGGGGACTATCAGGAATGGCGTTCGTTATGGGGATGAAGGGGGCATAAGCCCCCTTTTCTAACTGAACGTTTCGCATGCGAAAAATTTAGCCGCTAAATTTCTTGGAGCACCATATGTGGCGCAGACTCCTTGTTTACTCATTGTGTTTTCTCACCGCCTGGCTACCTGTCAACCAAGCGCGCGCGTTCTTACCAGCATTTGCCCCCGTGGTGATGGCTATGGCCGAACAGGCCGCAATCTGGACGGGCAGAACCCTAGCTACTCGTCTGGCCGTCCAGTACGCCGCGGGCGCTGCTGCTGTTACTGCTGTTGCAATATCAACTCCGCCGTTGCTTAAGAACTTCGCAAAGGAGGATTTGAAGATCGACCCCTACGGTATGCTTTCTTTCCAGCTCAAGCGTTACGGGATAACTCTCAATGGTGATAGCCTTGATAACGTCAAACGTTGTGACTTTTCTTCTTCAGGATTTCTTGATTGTGATCTTATGAAGGAGTTCAGTTACTCCCCCTACGCCGATTCAACCCCAGTTTCTAGCTGTATTCCTCCAGACAGATTTACAGGCCTTCCTGACCCTTCCAGAAATAAAAGTGATGACTCCTATTACAAGCAAGGTGACAAAGCCTTAGATATGGCCACCTGTGTTTCTTATATCACTGAGGAAGCCAACAGCGTCCTTTCAATCCGAACATCACAGTATTTGGATACCAACCCGACATGTAAGTTCTACCGTGAGGATGTGACCCCGCCAAACAATACTATTGTTCGATTTTTTAACCGCTGTGAGGCCAACCCCTTATCTAAGGTTTTCTTTGGTGTTTCAAGTACGAACTACCGCTATGCCTATGATGTTGACATTGTCGTTAATGAATACAGAAATGACACAATGGTTAAATCATCCGTTGTAACTTCTGCCGTTTCATATGATTACCAAACTGCTTTGCTTAAAGTTGAGTCAACTAATAAAGAAGAGGTTTTGGAAGAGTCGGTAGCGAGTGTTCTCGATGGTGTCAGCGTTGATGGTACTATCCCTGATCACTATTTGCAGGACATGAAAAATCCAGGCGCCCGCCTTCCCAAGCCTCACCTGGTAGATAACTCGGTTGTTATTCCGGTTAAGCCTGATAACCGCCCAGACTTCGACATTATTGGGACACCTCCCGTTGTATTACCATCGGGTAAGCCACTACCTCCCGTCACTGACCCAATATATGGTGATGCCATTAATTCCGTTATCACCGGCAAACCGACTACAGACCCAGATGCAGGCGCAATTGCAGGCGGCGTAATTCGCCCTGTTATCACCGGCCCTCAACCAACCGTTCCAAGTGAAGGTAGCAATACTGGATCAGGCTCTGGGACGGGTACAGGGTCGGGAGCTGGTTCTGGGACTGGCTCGGGAACCGGTACGGGTTCCGGCACTGGCACTGGCACTGGCACTGGCACTGGCACTGGCACTGGCAGCATACCCAGCTCTGTTACCGTCTCCAACCTTGGCGGCCTGGAATCTCGTCTCGACCGCACCAATCAGCTATTGGCTACGACCAACGCCGTTGACCTTCATGGCGTAGAAACACGCATTGATGAAACTAACCGGCTGCTTTCCGACACCTTCACAACCAGCGTCCCCGCACAAACTCTGCCCGATACCGCGCAGGGAACCTCTTGGTGGAAGTCTCGTTATCCCGCAGGGATGGCAGGTGTATGGAGCGGATTCACGCAAGAGCTGCAACATACCGCGCTTTTTGACTGGCTTAATGGCTTCCGCCTACAGCTGTCAGGGGGAGGGGAATACCCTACCTGGACAATCTGTTTTGACATGGGATTCGCTGACTTCGGCTGCCATCAACTGACCGTGCCGCCGAATGTCTGGATAGCCATTCGTGCTTTCGTCATCTTCTGCGCCGGCTTGCTGGCCAGGCGTTTAGTGTTCGGCGGCTAAGTCCGCGCTGCTTGATTTTCTCATGCGAAAAATGAGGTGCTCTCATGCTTGATTGGTTTGCTCACCGCTGGAATGACTTCCTGAACCTGCTCTATTCACTGCTGCTCTCGCTCTTTGACATGCTCAAGGATTTGGCCTGCTTCCTCTTTGAAGCGATCTTATCGATTGTTCACCTGGCTATCTCCGGCCTTGGCTCCATGCTCGGGGCCATGAACATTATTCAATACTTCTCCATGCTCCCCGCTGATGTGCAAAACATCATGGCCATCGCGGGGGTGAATGATGCCTCAGCCATCATTGTGACGGCGATTGGCGTTCGCCTGATCCTCCAGTTGATCCCCTTCACCAGACTCGGTTCATAAGGAGGCGACATGGCGCTAAACATCATTGTTGGCCGTCCCGGCTCGGGCAAATCGTATGAAGCTGTCGCATTTCACGTGATCCCAGCCATCAAGGAAGGGCGTCGGGTGGTCACCAACCTGCCGTTGATGATGGATCATCTGATCGCCGTGTTTGGCGAAGAGGTGAGGGATCTCGTTGAGGTTCGTCAGGATGGCTTTAGTCGGGAACACGGCACCATCAAGGCCTTCTCTGATCCCGAGCACTTCACCCAGGAGGAGTGGCGCAACGAGCAGGGGCAAGGCCCGCTGTTTGTCATTGATGAATGTCATTTCCAATACCCCCGAGCAGGGCGTAACAAGAAGGCGAGCGATGACCTTATCAACTGCCTGGAATATTTCTCCATGCACCGTCATTACGGCCACGACATCCTGTTCATGACCCAATCCCTGGGGAAGGTGCACAAGGATCTGCGTGACATGATCGAGATCCAGTTCTTGGTCAGCAAACACGCCGCTGCGGGCTCTGATAAAACCTACACCCGCAAAGTGCTCGATGGCGCAGGGGCTCGCGCAACCTGCCTCTCTGAATCTGTTCGCCGGTACGACAAGACGTTCTTCCCGTTCTACAAGTCCCATACCCAAACAGAAGGCAGTGTTCAGGAAGCCAAAGCCTCCGACATTGTGCCGCTGTGGAAAAGGTGGTGGTTGTGGCTGGCGGTGATCCTCATCTTCATCGGTGTCCCGATGAGCGTAAAATCCCTGTTCAATATGCTGGGCAGTGATGACCCAGCGCCGGTATCTGTACCGGTAGAGCAGGCTACAGCCCCCTCAGCGGCGTCTGGCACCGAAGCGAAGGCCGTGGCACCAATCATGCCGACCAGCTCCGCTAAAAGCGTGCAGGAAGCCCCATTCTCCAAGTTTGAGATCACCATCACCGGCTGGGCGGATACATCCTACAAGGACAACACCGGTAAGTTTCATACCCAGTTTGAGTACTACCTGGAGGCCAAGGGCAGCAACGCCTATTCCTTCTCAATGAAACTGAGCGACTTAATGATGGCCGGCTATCAGGTCTATTCCCTTGGGCCTTGTCTGCTGCGCTTGGTATATGATGAACGGGAGCATTTTCTGTACTGTCAGGGCAATAAGCCCCAGCAAGAAAACTCGGCAACGATGGCACTCGCTGCGCTTCCCCTGAACTAGCGCCACCACGTATTCCAGGAACAACCTTGAGAAGGGGCCCCCGCTTGCGGGGTAGTGTCTCAAGGTTGGTCATGGGCACCGCGTTTCGCATGAGAAACTTTTGCGCATGCGCAATTTCTCGTTGGCCCCATCCATTCGCTGCCAGGCTCTCATTTTCGGCTAGGGGGGGGTGATTATGCGTAGGTCATCCCTCTAGGTGTTCATCGGCGATGCGGCTCGGCTGAGCAACTTGTTGCTCTGATGAGACGTATCCAGCAAGCGCAGCACGCTGCTTTTGTGAACAAAATCGGCTCTTGCGCGCGCTAGATGCCCTGCGCTGACCCTGGGGGGAGGGGGCATCCGTGGCCCCAGAGTCCACTGTCTTTAATAGTGGACTCTTGTCTCAAAATGGGACATTTGTGGTTTCAGAATATCGACTAAGGGGAGGGGGTATGTCTGATCATTGGGATGACTACTTTAACCAGGAAAAGGCACCGCCTGACTTTCTGGTTGAGCGAGAAGATGTTGTGGGCGAGGGGACTTTGGCGGATCAGTTGGCCAACTTGGCCGACCTCTACATTGCCAAACAGCAGGGGAACCGGATGGCCGGTCTTGCTGACTTGGGTGAGGATCTTCTTAAGCTGGCCGAGACTGGCATTCGTGACGGTTCATCGTCATGCGCTGGATTGGTAAAGGAATTGTGCCGCAGAACCGACTGA